CCGCACTCAGGCGCCACGCCAACCCGCGCCACCAAACCAAGGACAACATCCCGCCATGCCGCGCATTGCCGTCCCCGCGTACATCCGCGTCGTCAATGCCCAGCCGCGTTGTCTCTAAAGGCAAACCCAGACATCCCGCCGCATTTCCTCACTCAACACTGACGGCAATTCCCCGCCCGTGCCGCATATACCGTGTACGGTGAACACGGCGGGATAAGTTGCGGCACACTTGCCGCCGCCAGGCGGCGGCCTACGCCAACAGAGCGGGCTCCAGCGACATGAAGCCGACACGCGTTCGCTGAGATCATCGATCAGGATAAGCAGCCAAGCTTCCACACGACAAGGATGCCCGGTCCGGCATGCGCCTCAGCGCTTGCCCAGGCTGTGACGACCAAGTTGGGCGCCAGAGCGCATCCTGCCTGAACGCCAGGCTACGGCATCACCCCCTCCAAACCCGTGGAAGAAGTGGTCTATCATCACGCTCATTCTGTGAACGCACCATTGCACGACCGACGCCCATTATGACGACAATACGAGACACATCAACTCGCATCCAGACCATTGTCATCCCGGTCGGACTCGCCAAAACATCATTCGAACAAACGATAATTCAGGGTTATCTCTACATCCGGTAGTGGCTTCCACCACTCCACCCAATTCCGGGTTGTGACCAAGAAAAATTCAACGGCAAAGGTATTGCAGAGGACCACAGCTCGGCTGAATTGCTGGGGGCTGCACCGTGCTTGTGAACGACACCATCGATACCTTTCTCTTTGAATGTGAAGTGGAAAGGCGGCTGTCCGATCACACCGTGCGTGCGTACCGAAGTGACCTGATCGACTTCATGCGGTGCGCCGGCAAAGCGCTCACGGTCGATCAGCTCTCGCCTGACGTGATGAAATCCTATCTCTCTGACATGATCGTGCGCCGCAGCCTCTCCGCCTCCACCGCGCGTCGTCGCATAGCGTGTCTCAAGGCCTTCTGCCGCCACGTCACAAGCGCCCACGGCGTGGGCAATCCGTTCAAGGAATGGTCCCCGACGCTGAAGAAACCCAAGCGACTTCCGCGCGCACTGTCGCGGGACGAGATCGCGCGCTTGATCCGGTCCCAGCAAGCGCGCACTTCAGACCAAGCGACTGAGACCACTCTCTTCGCCTTGCAACTGCTGACCGCCACAGGACTCCGCGTTGGGGAGCTCTGCTCCCTCAATATTCAAGACGTCAGCGCCGACGGCCTGTCTCTGCGCGTGCTTGGCAAGGGCTCAAAGGAGCGCACCGTGTTCGTGGTGAACCGAGCGCTCGGATCGCAGCTGAGGCAGCTCGTGAAACAACGCCGCAGCCAGCGCGTCAAAGGCGACCCTCTTCTCATGAACTCCAGAGGCGCCGCACTGTCCGCCCAAGTGCTTCGCCAACGGATACACAAACTCGTAGCGCGCACATCGTTCGGCCGACGCGTTACGCCGCACATGCTCCGCCACACGGCCGCGACTCTGCTCATCGAAAACGGGGTCGACATCCGCTTCGTGCAGAGATTACTCGGTCACTCAAGTGTATCGACGACCGAGATCTACACCCACGTCGCCGACGCCAGCCTCAGGGTGCAACTGGAGCGCGCCGACATCATGGGCAAGATTAGCGCTCGTTAATCTATGCTGGGAGAAATCGAACAGCTTCATCGGAAGTGTTTTCCAGGCGAGACGCACCCAGAAAGCGGCCCGACACGACGCAAGGTTTCTCAGCTATCACACAGGCTTGGGTGCGCTGCGCCGAGCCCTATCTCGACAAGGCGTCATACAGCTCCATCATCGTCGCGAGGTCGTGCTTGGAATGTTCGGTCAGTTCTCGGTCGACCGTTCGCGATCGTCCGTAAAAACGCACGACGCCGCGCTCCGCCGTTGCAAGCTGTTCGGCCGCCTCCCGCATGTTCGATGAAATCGGCGCGCTAATCGTCTCAAGCACGGTACCGCCCCGGACATTGCGTCGCCACGTGTTGGTCGCCGGGGGCTCCCATCGATAGTCGTCTGCGGCGATCGTGAACCGGGTAGCGAAGATCCACTGCCTGCTCTCGAATTGTACGTGTGAGCGAAGCGCGTAGCGCCGCCCGGTCTTCACAATGGATAGCTCAAGGGCTGGCTCAAAGCGTAAGGAGCTGGAATTGCCGCGCGGCGGCCAAATGAAAGTGCGCCCTGAAACAAAGTCCTCGACCACGTTGAACCTGCTCAGCGCGCCGAGAACCTCCGGCGTCGGATCAGGCAGGTCCGCAGCAATCGCGCGGTACGCGCCGACCGAATCCGCCCGGATGCGCGCGCCGTTTGAGAGGTGGAGATCATCGCTCGGCACGTTGAATGTGCGATCAGTGATGAAAATATCGGCGTTGGCGAAGAGCCGGTCGCGCGCTTCGTTGGCTTGGCGAGCCTCCGGATCGGTCGGCGCATAAAAGGCGCTCGAGTAAGCGAAAAAATCGTCGGCCTTGGCTCGCACCCAGTAGCTTCCGCCCTCCTCCAAGATCACGCGCCAGTAACCATCGTTGTCGCGCGTCTCGACGTTAATCGCCTCGTCTGAGACGACAACGCCCAACTGGCCTTCGAGCCGTTCCAGCTGCGTCCGCTTCAGCACATCGCCATACTCCGGTCGTGTGCGAAAACGCGCACCGGTAACGACCCCATATCCTGCACGCACAACGAAGGTTGGACGTCCTGCTTCGCGCATCGCCGCAAACATGCGCTGACCGACCTCAGCGGGCGGGTTGATCTGGCGAAGATGCGGCCCGGCGTGACGGAAAAAATCGTCAGGATTGGCGTGCACGTAGTAGGTCGCGCCGTCATCCATGATCACGCGCCAATAGTATGCTGGGTTTTCGGGATCGCTTATTGGTGGCTCCGGCGCGACGACGCCGGTATGACCATTGAGGAGCCGTTCATGCCGTCCGCCGATGCCCGCGCGATGTGCCGGCAGTACATAGAACTTCGTACCCCGAGGCGGTCGTGCATCCAGCACCTCGAACATTGGCGCGCCAGCTTCCTGTAACCGCGCGAATTCGCTCCGTCCCGCCTCATCCCCGCCCCGCGCCGCCGCGGCGCGAGCTGTGAACGCCGCCCGCGCCGCGGTCGTCATGGCCTTAAACTCGGCCTCAGCCTCGTCCGACGCGCATCCGGCGAGCGCGCCTCCAAGCAGTGCGGCGGCAATCGTCGCTCTTGCGATGCTGATCAATTTCACATCATCCCCTAACTTAATAATTGTATCCTATAAGTCTCACCACCACGCCATCGCGCTCGGGTGCAGTCAAGTCGAAATGAGACTCATAGGCTGTGGCTGAAACCTTCGGCGCGCGCTCCCGTGCGGACCATGGATCCGCGCCGCATCGTCGGTCTCAATGTCGCGCGATTGCGCGATGAACGGGACTGGTCCCAGGAAGAGCTCGCCGAGCGAGCCAAGTTGCACCGCACCTACGTGAGCGGTGTCGAGCGCGGCGTGCGCAATCCAACAATCACTGTGCTCGCGAAGCTAGCCAACGCACTCAGCGTCGCGCCGGGGGAACTGCTGGCTCTGCCCACGAAGGCTTCATCGCGTGCATCCATTCGGCGCGGCCGCTCGGCTCGGAAGGGCGGAAAGTGACCGAATGAGGTCACCCCGGCCATGTCAACACACTGTATTTATTGCAAAATTACAATCATCTAAGAAAAAATGCAGTCGACGAGCGATTCAGACTTGTTCCTCGTTTGTTCGTGCCTTACATTCCGCTCGTTATCGAGAAAGAACACCTTTCTCGTTTTTGCTTAAATAAAGAAACCCGGAATCGGTCTATTGTTATGAGCGACGCGACAGCCCTCTACAAACGCGGCCAGGTGACCTGGGCGCTGTGGCGCTATGCTACGCTTCTGCGCGGCGGGCACTCTGAGACGCCGCCAACCGTATTCGCGTCGCGCGTGCGCCGCTTGATCGAACTCGACCGAGAACCCGCCAACAGCGAGGTTGATCTCGATCCGCCGTTTGCATTCTTCGATCACGCGCCGCTCGGCAAGGGCACCGAAATCACATTCAGCTCATTCAACGCATTCACGCTGGCGATCGGTTTTGAAATGCTCGACTCCGGCATGAAGCAAAGCGAGACCGTCTTCGTTCTCAAGCACATTCGCGCGGATCTGCAGAAATGGTTTCGCAAAATCCGCAGGCGTGACCTTCAGGTCAATCGCGCTCCTACGAAGTACGATCCGAAGGTTCACGGAGGACTTCGTTCGATCCGGCATTCGGATGAGGACGAAACGCGCGTCATCGACCCGACCGTGTTCCTCGCAATCCGTTCTGTCGATACCAACGCGATAGCCGCCGCTCCAGCATCCGAACTCAAACGCGCCTATCTAGAGCCGGTGTTTTTTGACGGCGGCGACGACCTTGCCCAACGCATCTCTCGACGCAATCCGCACATTCGCTCGTGTCTCCTGCTTGAATTGCACGAGCCGGCGATGTGTGTGCCCTCCTTCCTCGAACGAGCGCCGGAGTTCCCGCGCGGTCGTCCGAAGTAGGTTTTTTTTCTCACAAAGAAACCCGACCTCGGTTTTCTAAATAAGGATCTTCCCGATGAACACTTTTCTTCCCTCAAAATGCGATGACCTCACAATTGAGACGCGCCCCATCGCTTCGCTGACGCCCTATGCCAACAACCCGCGCACCCATTCAAAAAAGCAAATCCGTCAGATCGCGGACTCCATCCGTAGCTTCGGTTGGACAAACCCGATTTTGATCGACGAGGCTGGCGGTGTCATCGCGGGCCACGGACGGCTCGAGGCAGCCAAGCTGCTCGGCATGACCGACGTTCCGGTTATCCGCCTTACCGACATGACCGAGGCGCAAAAGCGCGCCTATGTGATCGCCGACAACAAGCTCGCAGAAAACGCAGGTTGGGATGTCGAGCTTTTGACACTCGAACTGCAAGGTCTGTTCGAGGCTGACTTTGATTTCAACGTTTCCGACATCGGCTTTGACACCGCTGAAGTCGACGCGCTCTTCGCCGCAAACTCCAACGCGGAAACCGCCGACGATCACATTCCGACGATTGATCTCTCCGAGCCTGCGGTCTCGCGGCGCGGCGACCTCTGGACCGTTGGGCGCCACCGTCTCCTCTGCGCTGACGCCACCGTCCCTGAAAGCTTTGCCCGCCTGATGGACGACGCGCAGGCGCAGATGGTCTTCACGGACCCGCCCTACAACGTACCAATCGACGGCCATGTGTGTGGCCACGGCGCGATCAAGCACGCCGAGTTCGCCATGGCCTCAGGAGAGATGTCCGAAGAGGACTTCATCGCCTTTCTGACGACGACCTTAGGGCTTCTCGCCAAGCACAGCGCTGACGGGTCGATCCACTTTGTGTGTATGGACTGGCGGCATATCCATGCCCTCCTTTCAGCCGGTCGCGATGTCTACAGCGAGCTGAAAAACCTCTGCGTCTGGAACAAGACCAACGGCGGCATGGGCTCGCTCTACCGTTCCAAGCACGAGCTGGTTGCGGTCTTCAAGAACGGCGGCGCCGCACACGTGAACAACGTCGGTCTTGGTGTCCACGGACGCAATCGCACCAACGTCTGGGACTACGCGGGCGTCAATGCCTTTGGGCCCGAGCGCAACGGACTTGCGCTGCACCCCACCATCAAGCCCGTCGCACTCATCCACGACGCGATCCTCGACTGTTCGGACCGCGGCGCGATCGTGCTCGATGCGTTCGTTGGTTCGGGTTCGACACTCGTCGCGGCCGCCCGTGCAGGGCGCGTCGGCTGTGGTGTCGAAATTGACCCTCGGTACGTGGACGTCGCCATCAAACGCCTGGTGGACGAAACCGGCGAACCGGCCATCCACGCCGCTTCTCAGAAACCTTTTGAGACCGTCGCGCGCGAGCGTCGCGACGCAACCTCCTCCTCCCCAACGCTCGAAGTGGAGTTCAATGATGGTGGATGAACACAAGCCCAAACCGGATCAGCCGGAGCCTGAAAACCAAGCGCCAGCGGATGCGTCTACTTCAAGCGCCGGAGACGATGACGAGGTCGGCTATTGCAAGCCGCCCAAGCGCACGCGCTTCAAGAAGGGCCAGACCGGCAATCCTAAAGGGCGTCCGAAAGGCGCGAAGAACCTCGCGACCCTACTCGGTCAGGTCCTCGCGACCCGGGTGAAGGTTGTGACGCCGGGCGGCCCGAAGACCGTGCCCATCCGGCAAGCGCTGCTGCTGAGCCAAGCCGCCAAGGCGGTCAAAGGCGACACCCGCGCGGCTGACCTCCTCATCACGCTTGACCGTGAGCTGATCGAGCCGGAGCTGTCGGCCAATGATGACCTTCCTCTGAACAAAGACGAGCACGCAATCCTGGAGCACTACGCGATTGGCTTGGCCGCGCAGGCCGAAGCCAATGATGGAGACGGATCATGAAACTCAGACCCCAAGATCAACATGCGGCCTTTCGGGCCCTCATGCGGTGGGACTTCCCCGCGTTTGTCGAACGGGTGTTCCGCACTGTTCGGCCCGAGACCGCGTTCGTGCGCGAATGGGCCATGCAGGCCGTGGCGCACGCAACCATGGAGACGTGCCGCGGCGCGACGCGCCGCCTCGTCATCAACCTCCCCCCGCGCTGTTCGAAGTCACTGATCTGCTCGGTTGCCTTGCCCGCGTTTCTTCTTGGGCAGGATCCCACGATGCGCATCGTATGCGTGAGCTACTCTAAGGATCTGGCGGAGGCTCTGGCGCGCGACTTCATCACCGTTCTGGAATCGGCGTGGTATCGAAACGCGTTCCGCAAGACCCGCATCAGCCAAAGGCGGCGCGCCGTGCACGACATCGCGACGACGCAGCTCGGCGGGCGTTTCTCGACGTCGGTCGGCGGCACATTCACCGGACGCGGCGGCGACCTCATTATCATCGACGACCCGATGAATCCGGAGCACGCGCGATCGGAGACCGAACGCGCGAATGTCCGGCGCTGGATGGAGGGCACGCTCTCCTCGCGTCTCGACGATCCGCGCACGGGTAAGATGATCATGGTGATGCAGCGCCTTCATGACGAAGACGCCACGGCGCACGTGCTCGCCAAGGGCGGCTGGACCCACCTTGAGATCCCCGCCATCGCCCAGCGCGCCCAAACATTCGACATCGGCGGCGGGCGAACCCGCGCGGTCAAAGAAGGCGAACATCTTTTCGAGCGATTTACACCCGACGTTCTTGATCAGTTCAAGCGCGACCTCGGCTCCCAGCTCTTCAGCGCCCAGTACCTGCAGGAACCGGTCCCGGCTGACGGTGACTTCTTCAAAGCGGTGTGGTTCCAGAACTACGAGGCGCCGCCGCAAGAGGGTATCGTCGTTCAGAGCTGGGACACCGCGTCGGGCGACGGCGAGAACGCCGACTATTCCGTGTGCACCACGTGGATCGTCAAGAAGAAGCGTTGCTATCTGCTCCATGTCTGGCGCGGCCGGCTCACTTATCCGGAGCTCAAGAAGAAAATCATCGCGCTCCGGAATGAGTGGAAGGTGGGTCAAACGTTGATCGAAAACGCGGCGTCGGGGCGCCAACTTATTCAGGATCTGCGTAATGACCCAGAGTTCCGCGGCATACCGCTTGGGATCACGCCGAAAGACGACAAACAATCGCGCGCGGGCCCCGCGGCGGCGATGATCGAGTCTGGCGAGATCCTCTTTCCTGCAGACGCGCCCTGGCTCGCGGCTCTCAAAAAGGAGCTCTTGCAGTTCCCCAACGCAAGTCACGACGATCAGGTCGACTCGATCTCCCAGTTCGCAAAGTGGTTCCGAAAGACCTACAGCGGGACGGGCCTTCCAGATGGCTACGTCGGAGCCAAGTTCTTTCCTCGATGACGATCATTGCACTCGGCATCGTGCACGGAAGGACTGGACTTCCGTGCGCGACCGAGCGGTGGTGTCGGCCATGACCGACCCCGACGACGATCTTGAACTCGCTCGCACACTCTTCGTCGCCGCAACCGCGCGGATTGAGGAGGCGCACGAGGCGTGCGTTAACGGGCAGTGCGCCAGTTCAGTTGACGAGGCGGTTCGGATCTCGGTGGAGGTTTGCGATACTGCGGAAGCGGCTTCGAAGTTATTGCGTGCGGTCGGGGCGCTAAGACCAGTCGGCTCCGATTAGCCGAAGCGCCCGCAATCCCGGCTATCCGCACCAAAGTCTGCTCTGGACGAAGGGGCGGACAGTGCACAGTTGAGACGCGAACGTAGGTTAATGGCCCGATGCGGTTGCTGGTCTGCGAGGCGACCGATGACCGATTGATCCCAATAACGGTCCTTTCCGGCTGAACGACCCAAAGCGGACATACGTTGGCGTATCTCGCGCCGCGGACTGCGGCGACGTCAGCTGCGTCTGCGCCTCTTAACGGCAACCGAACGCTCTAAATCTCCGAGACCGATATGAACGCCTCCCGACCTATTCGGCCGTGTGAGCAGCAGGTGGCCACAGCAAGCCATAGCTTGCTTTCGAAAGCGCTGCGGAAAACTCCGAACGCGATGTGGTAAGATCGGCGTCACGGAGCACACGGACAAAAAGCAATTCCGCTATTTGCTGCGCGGTGTTTGCTGCCGTCCAGAATACGGACCGATTTCCTGCGTGTACGAGAGCTAAGCGGAAATTGTAGAGGCGACGAATCTCGACGGCTGTTTTGACGCGTCGGGCGTTGTCGCTGTGCAGGAGTACGGCGGCATGCCGTGATATTGTCTGCATCACGGGAGCGCTCTTGTCGTCTGTCGATAGAAGCGCCTCAATGGCGGTGAAAAAATACAAAAGCCGCTCTGCACGATCATCAGCTTGGCGTCCGCGCGTTAGCCAGCCGAGCCCCTGACTAACGCGCTCCGCTAAGCCCTTCGCTGGCGGCGAAGTAATGAGTTTGGCCTTGGCGATAAAATTCTCGGTCTCCGCAAATTCTACAATCTTCGCATCAATCTCGTACCAGTCTGGCGTCGTGACGCCGGCGGCCGGTTTCCTGATGCGCATCCGCGCCGATCAGTTTCAAGGCGGCGCGATAGGAACCGAGCTGGTCCGTCACAATAACGGTAGGTCGGCCGTAGCGCTTCATCACCTTGCGCAAGATCTTCAACGCCGCACGGCGATCCCGCGTCTTGGTGACAAGCGCTTCCAACACCTCGCCTTCGTGGTCGACGGCTCGCCAGAGATAGCGCGTCTCGCCATCGATGCGGACGAAGACTTCGTCGAGATGCCAGCGCCATTGAGGTGAAGCGCGCATCGATACGGACCGCTTCTTTCTGATCTCGGCGGCAAACATCCGACCAAACCGGTTCCACCAGAACCGCACCGTCTCGTAGCTGATGTCGACGCCCGCTCGTGCAGTAGATCTTCGACGTTGCGCAGCGACAGCGGAAACCGGACGTACATCATCACAGCGAGACGAATGATCTCGGGCGATGTCTTGAAATACCGAAAGGGGTTGCTCATCCACGAAAGTTAGATGCCGAGCTTCTTCAGCTCAAGCGCGTTTCCTCTGACAATGCCTGTCCCAGGCAACGCATGGACACGTATAAACCGGCTGCGTGAACGCGTGGCAACGTCGGAAATGGCCCGAATCGCCTGCTTCCGAAAAGTCCCGCGTTCCTGCCTAAATAGCGTTGAGGAGCACCCAACACCCATGCCTTCTACCGAAATCATCATCTTGAAAGAAAGCCGCCAGCGCGCCCTCGACGCGGCGGAAAAGTTGGTGACGGCCCGTGCCCGGACCGCTGTTCGCCCAATCTACGTTAATGACGGACATGACCCCGTGCATTTCGCCACGTGCACGTTCATCACGGTCGACGACCAAGATTACCTCGTGACGTGTGCCCACGTCATCGATCAAAGCGATCACGCCACCTTGTTCGTGGCCCAGGGCAAATTGCACGGCATCAACGCAATTTTCAGCATCACTAATGCGCCATCGGGCGATCGCAATCTCGATTCGATCGACTTTGCATTCACGCCGGTCGGTCCCGAGTGGCGTGAGCGTGATATCGCCCCCTTGACCGAAGATGACATGAAGAGTCCCTGCACGGATTTTTATTGCGCGTACGGCTTCCCGAATTCCCGCAACACGAAAAAATCCATCAACCACCCCGCCAAGTCGATCAAGCCGACCGCAAAGCCCTTCATTTCAAAGCGAGTGAACGACGCCGCCGTACTCAGCGCCGCCGGCATCGGGGGAGAGCATTACCTAGCGATTTTCCGTGATCCAAAATCCGCCTACGACGAGGGTAAGCACGTTACGCCGTTCGAGCCCGCCGGGATGAGCGGAGGCGCCATTTTCGCGATGCATCACCTGTCGCATCCAAATGTACTTGCTGGACTTGAAGCCCCTACAATTTCGTGTGCGGCGATCATTACGCACAAGAACCCTGAGCATAAGCTGCTGTACGGCACAAAGCTGTCGTCCGTTGTCGCGGCTATCCGCAGCAGCCTACCGACTTAGTAGAGAGCTAGTCGGGATCGCCCGTCAACTCTTCCCAACGGCTCAGTCAACATCGACAAAGTCGGCAGGATAGCTGTCGCCGATCGCCTCGTATGCACCGTCTCCTTCGGTGTTGACACGGAGCACCGATGACCCAGGAATCGGTTCGATTGCGCAGAGATCAAATGCATTCGCGCCTTCCACGCCTTCAATGGCGCGTGCATACGTCGCGAGAACCGCACCCGCAGCGGTGAAGCTGTGTTTCGTGACAGCGAGCGGCACGCCGACTTCCAGGACGCGCCCGCGTCCTGCTTTCTCGATAGGCTCCAGCAGGGCGGCGTCATCAGCCCAGAATGACACGACTTCGCCGCCCCAGTAGCGCAGCAACCCTGTAACGCGGCTATCCCTCACCGCGATGGGATGTGAGACAAACCAGACCTTTCCCGCGCGCGCCTCGCGCTGGTCGCCGTGAATGGGACTGCGCTCAAACAACTGGTTCGCACACTCCGAGCCGACCGCGCCCGAAGCCGCCAGTCGATCGAGGCGTTCGCGCAGCGTGTCCGGTGTTGAGAGATGCATGCCGTCGCGCCGCAGCACGGTGACTTCATCATCCGTCATCCGCGTATAGTGCCATGCGCGGATGGTGCGCCGTTGCATGTACTCGCCGAGGTCCTCCTGCAAGCGCAGAAAACCGCCGAAAAAGAGATTGTCCGGCCGTCTCAAGGGTCGGTTTGGGCCGTTGTTGAGGTCGTACTTGAGAAAATTCGCGTTCTCCGTCTTGACGTGCTGACGTATCAGCTCCGCGTTGCCGCGCAGCAGATCAAGCAGTTCGGCGTCAAACGTCGCGGCGTTCCAGACATCAATCGTCATTGGACTATCATTAAGGTGAATCGCCGGGTCGCCGAAAGCAGACGCGTTAATCGGTGCGAACACAAGAGCGCGGTAGTGTCAGGCACATCGCACAGTGAATGCGCACGGCCCGTCGATATGCTGCGCACAATCGCGAACCAGTATGAGGAGGCGTTTCGCACCCGGGATTGGCGTATGGTTCAGGGTGGATCACTGAGTATGTTTGCGCGGCAGCACCGCGTGACGCTTGCGTCCGGATTGCTTTCGAAAGGGGGCACTGGCGAATGAGGGCTCAGCGACCGCACCCGGCGAATTTCGGCCACGTGGATGAAGCCCGCCAAACATCCGTTCTTGGCGCAATGCGGTCATTGCGTGCTTTTGCCGAACCCATAAAAAAACAGATAGGCACCGAAAGAATCGCTCACAAACTCATTCAACCAATGGTAGCGATTTGGAACGAACGCCTCTACTAGTCTCGAATGTCACATTCATGAGCTCTCGCCGCGAAATGGGTTTCCCATGGTTAGCAGTGCCACTGAAATCGAATCCGAAATTTGGGCTGATTTTGTCGGCGATGCTGGTACCGATCAATACGAGCACCGCATCGCAGCCCTTAAGGCCAACGGAATCGACACGACGTCCATTGAAGAGACCGTCAATCGGACGATCGCCAACCTGAAGTGCGGCGACGGACGCTCGTTCGTGATCTTCGGCGAGCCGCAGAGCGGAAAGACCGAGATGATGATCGCGCTCAACGCGCGCCTCCTTGATGAGGGCGCGCAGGTGATTGTGAACCTTCTCACCGACAGTATCGATCTTCTCGGCCAGAGCCTTCAGCGTTTCCGCGCGTCGGGCATCAACCCGTCGCCCAAGGCGTACGGCGAGCTGTCGAAGAACGCCGCCGAGTTGAAGGGCAAGAAGTGGGTCATTTTCTCTAAGAAGAACGCCCGTGACCTCACCAAACTGATCGAACTCCTCCGCCACCAGAGCAAACTCATCGTCATCGATGACGAGGCCGACTACGCCTCGCCAAACGCCAAAATCAACAAGGACGATAAATCCAAGATCAACCAGCTGATCTGCGACCTGCTCGGCGATGACGGACAGTACATCGGAGTCACGGCAACGCCGGCGCGCCTCAACCTCAACAACACGTTCGAGAACGACTCAGAGCTCTGGATCGATTTCCGTCCACACCCGGCGTATGTCGGGCAGGAATTCTTCTTCCCGACTGATGGCGTCGTGGACTACCGTCTGCACACCTTCGAGATCGACGAGGGTTCCGAGCGGCGCGAGCTGCAGACGGCGATCATGCACTTCCTCTGCGGTGTCGCTGAACTCCACCAACTTGGACGCAAAGAAAACTACACGATGCTAGTTCACACTAGCGGAAAGAAGGATGAGCACACGGACGACATCGCCGCGATTTGGGATGCGGTCAACGTGCTCTCCAGTCGTGAGCACCCGGGGTTTCCACGCGCCGCGAAGAAGCTCGAAAAGATCGCCGCGCAGTACGCCACGACCACCGTCGCCGACATAATGCGCTTCGTCCTCAAAAATATCGGCAAGCACGCCATTGTTGAGATCAACTCGAAGGTTGGTAGCGGCAACGTCGCGACGATCGCAAACCCCACGAGCCTGTTCTCGTTCGGCGCCGGCGGGAACATCATCTCCCGCGGTGTGACGTTCGACAATCTTCTGTCGATGTACTTCACCCGCTCGGTACGCGGGAAGTTCTCGCAAGACACCTACATCCAACGCGCACGCATGTTCGGCGCGCGCAACGAATATAAGCACCAGTTCCAGCTCTGGATACCCGAGCAGCTCCTCGCGAACTGGAGCAAGTGCTTCGAATTCCATAAGCTCGCGATCGAGGCGATGCGCAGCGGTGCCGGCGCTCCCGTCTGGCTCGCCGACCACAAGACGACGCCCACGGCCGCCACGTCGATCGACCGTTCGTCCGTCGACTTCGAGGGCGGGGAGATGTCGTTTGGTCTCTTTGACTACGACGGGGCCGCCCACGGAGCGGTCATGGATCGTCGGGGGCGCTCGGACATCGATATGCTGCGCGACCTTTCGGAGCTCTTTTCAGAGAGAGAGTTCCCGCCATACGTGCGCCAGTACCTGGAAAATGACCTCGAGAAACACGGTGCCCGCGTCAGTTTCCACCGGTCAAGCCGGTTCGGAGCGAATGCAAAGACGTACACGGACGAAGAAATCGCAGGCGTTCGACGGAAGAAAGCCGTGTTCTCGACGAACGAGTACGCGCGGAGTGAGAAGCCGAACGCCCGCCACCACCTGAAAATCTACTTCAACGCCAACGGGCGGGCGCGGCTCTTCTACAAGATCAATGGGGCTGCCATAAAGTTCATGCAGAACCGGCGATGATAGGCGAGAGCGCCCGCTACCTCGGCGCCGCTCTAGCCTACATCGTCGACAACTGGGAGGACGGCCCGGTCGCCATCCGGCGTCCCTTTGAGGAGGCCTCAGGTTTCTACATCCTCGACGAGCGCGTGCCGATCTTCATCAAGTACTCGACATCGCGGCACTCCCCTTGGTCGTTCAACTTCCACCGCAGGCATCAGCTGCGCCAGCAGTCGCTCCACGACCATCTGGGTGAGTGCATCATGGCGTTCGTTTGCGGGCGCGACGGGATAGCCGCTCTGTCTCACGAGGACTTTCGAAACGTGCTGGACAACAACTTCGAAGCGCAGGAATCTGTGACTGTCCGTCGTCGCCTCAACGAGATGTATCAAATACGCGGCCGTGACGGAACTCTTGAGCGTAAAGTCGGACGCAACAGCCTAGCCGAGCTCCTCAAGAAAATTCACTGTCAGAGCGTCGAGGGTAAATGAGACATATTCACCCATTCCCGGCGCGGATGGCGCCCGAGATCGCCCTGGAGCGAGTTCAATGCCTCGGCGACGGGTGCACCGTGCTCGACCCGATGTCCGGCTCCGGCATGGTGCTGGGACAGGCGTCGCGCCTCGGCCTTAAGTCGGTGGGCTATGAACTCGATCCGCTCGCTCGATTGATCTCCCGCGTCGTCGCGACGAGGGTCAACGAGAAGCGCGCCCGAGAGGCTCTAGAGAGCCTCCTGAAGGCGAGCGCTAGGACGCTCAAGCGACGAAAGAAGGTGGCGTTGCCCTGGATCGACGACGACGCGGAGACGACGGCGTTCGTCCGGTACTGGTTTGACGCGAAGCAGGAGCGGCAGCTCCGAAGCCTGGCGCACCACCTCGTGGTGGAGCCGATCTCCAAAGACTACAAGATCCAGAATGTACTGAAGGTCGCCGTGTCGCGCCTGATCATCTCAAAGGAGCCGAAGGCCTCTTTGGCCCGAGACACCGCGCACAGCCGGCCCCACAAGGTGATCGAAACGAACGACTTCGATGTCTTCGCGGAGTTGCCCGGATCGTTCTCTCACGTGTTGGCCGCCCTCGAGTCTTCGAGCATCACCGTCAACGCGAAAACCTACCTAGGCGACGCACGCCGAATGACCCAGCTAGGCGACGGTTCCGTGGACGCAGTCATCACATCTCCCCCGTATCTGAATGCCATCGACTACATGAGGGGTCACAAGTTCTCCCTAGTCTGGCTGGGGTACCGTGTTGCGCAACTCCGGTCCATTCGCGCTCATTCGATCGGCACCGAAGTGTCCCGAACGGGGGATTTGAACAAACACTTCATTCGGCTCGCAGAACGACTGGAGGTAGCTGAACTACCCCCGCGGACACTCCGGATGCTCGCGCAGTACTTCATCGATCTTAAGGTCCAAGCCGAGGAATCGCACCGCGTGCTTAAGGAGGGAGCGAGAGCAACCTACGTCGTTGGAAACTCGACGCTCGGTGGTTGCTACATTCGAAACAGCGAATTTCTCAAGGAAGCAGCGAGGCTCGCGGGTTTCTCGCTAAAAAGGGAGATCGTGCGTGATATTCCCAACAACCGTCGATACCTACCGATGCCAGCTGAGACCGGCAACGCCCTTGCCGCGAGAATGCGAACTGAACACATAATCGAGTTTGCGAAGCCCCGGCGCAGACGGCGTGCCTCGGGAGGGACAACGAATCGTTGAGGGCTTTCTGCCACTTACGCTAAAGGGTTCGCCAAGGATGGCTACTCGCACCGACCGAGTGGGTGGTTCAAGCGCTATGTGACGAGGCCGATCACAAAGCATCTAGTGATGCTGCTCTGCACTTGGCAGTACAAGACTAGGTGGTTCGCTAAGCCCCTCAGGGACGATGGCCTACTGGCCGCAGCAGATGGCGCGCCGAGGGAAAGGAGGGCGTTCAATTGTTGAGCATCAAATCTCCGATTCTGACGCTTTGGTCCGCGCTTGGGATTTATCGAGCGTTAGATCACCCAGATCTCGTTATCCTGAATCAAAATTTCGCCCACCACCGGTTCAACACTTCCAGACTGGACTTCACCGCCACAACGAGCATGCATGCACGTGTCGAGCGCCTGCGTTGGACGCGCTGCGCCCCGCTTGATTGCTATCGACGGGGCTCGGGTCGGTGCAAGGCGACGAAGGGCGTCGCCTCCAGCCGGAGCCGACATCATGCACGATCTTTCTGACACTCAAACGTCTCTACTTACCTCACTTCGTCCGATGAAAGATGATGGCGCGCCTGCGCCTTCCCTTCCGTTGAAAGGCGCGGCTCTTGCCTCCGCGCTGCGGGGCTTAGCGCGACGTGGACTTGTGGAACGTGAGGGTAAGCGGTGGAGTCTCACTGACGCAGGCCGCGCCGCTGCCACAGACGCGAACAACGCAAGCGCCCCACGCGCTGGCACGAAGCTGGCGCGGCTCGCCGCGTTGATCTCGACGGGCGATGGCGCGACCATTCATGACCTCATCGCCGCGCTCAACTGGCAGGCCCACACCATTCGCGCCGCTCTGACACGTCTGCGCCAGCGTGGGTTGACCATCGAACGCCACGCTGACGAGGACGGCGTCAGCCGTTACCGCGCTCTTTTGCCAACCTCGTGAGCGCGGACGCACAGCGCAACGTCATGGCGTTGCCCAGCGCATCCCGCGAGGAGCTGGCGGCGCATTGGTCAAAGCTCTACCGCTCCCGTCCACCAAGTGGTGTCAGCCGCAGGCTGCTAGAGCGCGCCGTCGCCTATGCTCTGCAGGCGAAACGGTTCGGCGGGCTCTCAGCCAAGGCGCGGCGGCAGCTTGAGCGTGGCGCCCGCTCTTCGTTGGCGCCACAGGCGCAGGGCCAGCGTTCGCTCGCTCCCGGCACGCGCCTGATGCGGACATGGAACGGTGTCAGCCATGTGGTGGATGTGGTCGAGGACGGCTTCCTTTGGAACGGTGAGCGTCATCGCTCGCTGTCGGCGATCGCCAACGCCATCACCGGTGCGCGCTGGTCGGGGCCGCGCTTCTTCGGGATCACGCGATGAGCCGGGTGCGCTGTGCGATCTACACCCGCAAATCCACCGAGGACGGATTGGAGCAGGACTTCAACTCACTCGATGCGCAGCGCGAAGCCTGTGAGGCGTATGTCGCCAGCCAGAAGCACGAGGGTTGGCGCGCCCTGCCCGCCCTCTATGACGACGGCGGCTTTTCGGGCGGCACGGTGGAGAGACCAGCTTTGCAGCGACTGCTCGCTGACATCGACGCGCGCAAGATCGATGTAATCGTCGTCTACAAGGTGGACCGGCTGTCGCGTTCGTTGGCGGACTTCGCGCGCCTGGTGGAACGCTTTGATGCGACGAATGTTTCGTTCGTTTCCGTCACCCAGCAGTTCAACACCGCATCCTCTATGGGACGGCTGACGCTGAACGTTCTGCTGTCGTTCGCCCAGTTCGAGCGTGAGGTCACGGCCGAGCGCATCCGCGACAAGATCGCTGCGTCACGCAAGAAAGGCATGTGGATGGGCGGGCCGCCCCCGCTTGGTTACGACAACATCGACAAGCATCTCGTGGTCAACAAGCCGGAAGCCGACGTCGTGCGCGACATCTTCCAGCTCTATCTGCAACTGGGTTCCGTGCGTGAACTGAGGAGCGAGATCGAACGGCGCGGCTATATCACCAAGCGGCGTACCTTGAAGGATGGCTCTCCGGTTGGCGGAGCCAAATTCTCCGCCGGTCGCCTCTATCATCTGTTGCGCAACCCCACCTACGTCGGGCGAGTGACGCACAAGGATGCTGTCTATCCTGGGCTCCAAGATGCGATCGTCGAGGAAGAGACGTGGGTTGCGGTTCAGGCTGAGCTGGAACGCAAGCGTCGCCGACACGCGAGCGGCGGCGGAGCACGTTTCCCCAGCCTGCTCATCGGCAAAGTTGAAGATGATCGCGGGCGGCCGCTGACGTCGAGCCATGCCACCAAGGCTGGACGGCGCTATCGCTACTACATCTCGCGGCCCGATCAGGATGTAGAAGACGGGTGGCGCATTCCGGCGAAGACGCTGGAAGCTGCTGTCGTCGACACTCTTGTCGCTCGGCTGACCGATGGTGCTGCGCTGGCGCGATCGCTCGAGCCGCATGCGGTGACATCGGCCAGCTTCGAGAGCGCCGCAACGTTGGTGGAAACGCTTCGCGGTGATGGCGCTACGGAGCGGCGCGCCCTGCTCGACCGCATCCTCAACCGTGTGACCGTGTCCGACAACGAACTGACCGTTGAGATGGGATGTGCGGCGTTGCTCGATGAACTCGGCATTCACACCACCAACGTTGGTCCTGACGCGATGCTGTGCTGGGTCACAACGATGCGCATCGCTCGGCGCGGTGTTGAGATGAAGCTGGTGCTGCCGGGACGCGCTGCGACGACACACGTCGATGCAACTCTCATCCGAGCCATCGCATCGGGTCGCATGTGGTTCGACGAACTGGCGCGCGGTGACGTGCCTTCCCAGCAAGCGATCGCGGTGCGCGAAGGGCTCGATGTGGCAAATGTGAAGCGTCAGATTGGGCTGGCGTTCCTGGCTCCCGACATCGTTGCGGCCATCTTGGAAGGTCGCCAGCCGGCGCATCTCACCGCCGCGCGTTTGACGCGGCTTTACGATCTGCCGCTGGATTGGGCCGAACAACGTCGCGCCCTGGGTTTTGAAGCCGCAGCGCAGCAGCAGCTTTCGCCGTAACGAGGTCACGGGAAGTGGCCTGGAGAGACGCTCACGCGAAACCCGCCTAAAGAGGCGGCAAACACGCGTCTCGCGACCTCGGCGCAGGGGCTGACAACGCCATAACTCTTTGAAAGATAACCGCTCTTGTCGCGGTGGCGCGCACATGCTGGAGATCGGAAGAGCACACGTCTGAACTCCAGTCACATCACGATCTC